GAAGGAGGGCTGGACCGAGGTGGTGCAGGGCTACTTCGAGCGGGGCGCAGAGCTGCGGCCCGGCGACGAGGTGTCGGGCAAGGTCTGGATCGGCATCGCCTGGGAGGACGTCCCGCACCTCACCGAGGCCGCCAAGGCCGACATGCTGCGCGGCACGCCGAAATACCTCCACGACGCGATCTCGAAGGGCATCCCGACGGTCGGCTCGGGCCTGGTCCTGCCGGTGGAGGATGACTTGATCACGTGCAAGCCGTTCCCGACCCCGCGGCACTTCCCCCGGATCGGGGGCATCGACTTCGGGATCGACCACCCGACGGCGTTCGCGCTGGTCGCCTGGGACCGCGACGCGGACATCTGCTACGTCACGCACGTGTACCGGCGCACCGACGCGCTGCCGCTGGTGCACGCCACCGCGATCAAGCGGATCTGCCCCTGGGCGCCCATCGCGTGGCCCCACGACGGGCTGATTCGCGACAAGGGCTCCGGCATGCAGCTGAAGAAGCACTATCAGGAGCACGGGCTGAACCTGTTGCCCCGGCACTTCGAGAATCCCGAGGGCGGCAACGGCGTGGAGGCAGGCGTGACCGAGATGCTCGAGCGCATGGAGACCGGCCGGCTCAGGATCTTCGAGACCTGCCGCGAGTTCTTCGAGGAAAAGCGCACCTACCACCGCAAGGATGGCCAGATCGTGCCGGTGCGCGATGACGTGATCTCCGCGGTCCGTTACGCCGTCATGTCGCGGCGCTTCGCGAAGACGCAGCCGGTGGCGACGCCGGCGCAGCGCCCGGCGTACCGGCCGGCGGATCCCGTCGGGGGCTACTGATGCGTGATCTCCGCGGGCGCTTCGAGCAATGGGAGCGGGACCGGCGGGACTACGAGACGCGCTGGGCGGACAACCTGCGTGCGTTCAAGGGCCGGTACAAACCGGAGATCGAGGGCAAGCTCCACCCGAACCGCTCGCGGGTGTACTTCAAGCTGACGCGGTCCAAGGTCATCTCGGCGACGGCCCGGCTCGGGGATCTGCTCTTCCCCAAGGGCGACCGGAACTGGGAGATCCGGCCGACGCCGGTGCCGGAGCTGCCCGACGCCGACATCGCGCGGATCGTCGATGAGCTCACCGGGCAGGGCGTCGAGCCCACCGAGGACCGCGTGCTGCAGGGCATGCGGGAGATGGCCGCCGGCACCGCAAACCGGATGTCGGAGGTTATCGAAGACCAGCTTGCCGAGATGGACTACGGCGCCACGGGCCGCCGGCTCATCTGGTGGGGCATCACACTCGGCACCGGAGTGCTCAAGGGTCCCACCTCGCGCACCGTCGTCGAGCGAAAGCTGGTGCGGACCTCGGAGGGGTTTGCCATCGAGCCTGTCCAGGTGGTCAAGCCTTTTGCCGAGGTCGTCCCGTTGTGGGATTGCTACCCGGATCTTCATGCAGGCGCCTGGAAGGATTCGGAGGGGATGTTCCAGGAGCATCTGCCGACGAAAATCCAGCTCCAGGACTTCGCCGCGAACCCGAAGTTCCGCGGCGACGTGATCCAGCGCTACATCGCGGATCACCCCGACGGCGACGCAAGAGTCAAGGAGCACGAGCAGACGCGCCGCGAGATGGACCAGCGGGCCAACCTCGGCGGCACGCATCGCAACCGCTACCGGCTGCTCGAGTTCTGGGGTGTGGTCGATTCGGTCGAGCTGCAGCGCATGCTCGACGAGCAGCGTCTCGAAAGAGAAATGCCTCCGGGACGTGACGTGCAGGCGCTGGTGTGGATGCTGGGCGACAAGGTGATCCGGGCGGTGCCGAATCCGTTCTGGTCGCAGCGTATCCCGTATCACCTCTTCACGATGGAGCACGACGACGACGGGCTTCTCGGTCCGGGCCTGCCGGAGATCGTAGAGGACTCGCAGTCCATCGCCAACACCGGCACGCGGACGATGCTCGACAACGCCGCGATCACCTCGGGCGCGCAGTTCAGCGTTGACAAGGCACGGCTCGTTGACGGCGACGATCCCCAGAACGTCTACCCGTTCAAGGTGTGGGTCTTCGATTCGGCCATGGGCGACAAGGGCGCCGGCGCGCCTTTCCAGGTCCACGAGATCCCGAACAACGTCGCGCACATGCTCTCGATCGTCGAGCTCGCCAAGAGCCACGCCGACGAGGAGACGGCGCTGCCCTCGGTGCTCGCCGGCGGCGAGAGCCGGGGCGCCGACCGCACCCTCGGGGGGCTCTCGATCAAGGTCGGCTCGTCGAACCTGGTGCTGAAGGACATCGTCAAGAACTTCGACGATGACATCACCGATCCTTTCATCAGCGCGATGTACGACTGGAACATGCAGTTCAACCCCCGCGATGACATCAAGGGCGACATGAAGATCGTCGCGCGGGGCTCGACGGCGCTGATCGCCAAGGAGGTCCGGGGACCGGCCGCCGAGCTCTTCGCGCAGAACACCCTGAACGACCGGGACAGCCCCCATGTCAACGCCCGCGGGCTGTTGAGGCTGCGCGCCGAGTCGAACGACCTGCCGGTCGACCAGGTGCTGCTGCCCGAGGACCAGGTCGAGCGCCAGGGCGAGGCCGAGGAGCAGGCCCTGGCGGAGCAGGCCGAGTCGCAGCGCCGCGCCAACGAGAAGACGGCCGCCGAGGCCGCCCACGAGGCAGCGCAGGCGGACGAATCCGCGGCCGACACCGAGGAAGCTCGGGCGCGGGCGGAGAAGCTGCGGGCCGAGGCCAGTCATGTCGGCGATTCAGACGCTGCGTGAGCTGCGGGAGACCCCGCACGGCCAGACGTTCATCCGGTGGCTGGAGGAGCGGCTCGCCAAGCGCAAGGACGAGCTCGCGCGAGACGACCCCGAGTGCCGGCAGCTGCACAACATGCTGACCGAGCTCAAGACCACCCCCCCGGAGCCCCGGGACGAGCAATGGTGACAAGCCCATGAGTCGAACCAACGATGCCATCAACAACGTCAAGGACCCCGCGACGCAGCAGGCGCTGCACCGGCTCTTCGAGGGGCTGGGCCTGAAGTCGCTGCCGGTCGGGGCGTCGTTCACGCCCGCCGCCGCCGGCGCCAACGTCTCGGAGGTGACGATCCAGGTCACCGACGACGAGGGGCTGGCGCTGGCCGGCGTGTTCGGCCTCGACGTGTGGCTCTCCGACGCCGCCGACGGCGAGGGCCTGACCGGTACCACGGCCTCGGGCACGGTCACCGCCAAGTCGGCAAGCGGCACGGTGCTCGGCACCTACACCGCGAAAAAGGCGCTGCGTGTTCAGACCAAGGATGACGGAACGTTCATCCTGGAGATCACCGACACGTCGAAGACCGGCTTCTACGTCGCCGCGGCGGTGCCCGCGACCGGCGCCGCGGCGGTGTCGCGCCAGCTCGTGAGCGCCGACTACGGCAGCGCCTGATCCTCCTTTCCACGACTGTCGCGAGACAGCCGACTCCCCGGGGGCGGCCTCTGCCGCCCCGCCGCCGGAGGTTTCCATGACCGAGCAGCAGGAGTTCGACGACACCTGGGAATCCCAGGACGCCGAATCAGCCAAGACCCCGCCCGACGGCAGCACGACCGACACGGGCGGCGAGAAGCCCGGCGCCGGTGACGGCGCCTCGCCCGGGGCCGATGCCGGCCAGGCAGGGGGCGACGAGGGCAAGACGGAGACGCCCGAGGAGCGGATCGCGCGGCTCGAGAAGGAGTCGGCCGAGGCGCGCTCCGAGGCCGAGAGGGCGAACCAGCGCTGGAACACGTTACAGGGCATGTTCCGCTCCGAGGTGGAGAAGGAGGTCGAGAAGCGGCTCAAGGGCGAGCCGAAGGACCAGGACACGGGAGCGTCGACGGACCAGCTCTACGAGCAGCTGGAGAAGGCCTTCGAGGAGAACGACGCCCGCAAGGCCGTGGCGCTTCAGAAGCAGATCAACGAGGCGGAGGGGAACCAGCGCGCGGAGCAGCTGCGCACCGAGCAGAAGGAAGCGCTCAACGCGAACCGGTCTGAGCTCACCTGGAACCAGACCGTCGCCGAGGTCGAGAAGCAATATCCGATGCTCGACCCGAAGTCCAGGGAAGCGAATCGTGTCGCCATCAACGCGGTCAACGGCCACGTCGGCCAGCTGATAGCGGGCGGCATGTCGGACGTGGAAGCGCTACGGAAGGCCGTCGAGGAAACCATGCCGGCATTCGCCGACAAGACTTCCGAGACTGGAGCAAAGGCCACACCAGCTCCGGACGGGGGTGATGCAGAAACTGTTCCGACCCGGAGAAGCCGTTCGGGGCCGCATCGCCAGCCCTCGAAGGACGACTTCGACGGGGCGTGGAACGAAGCCACGTCAACCTGATTCCGGAGTCCTGACCCATGACCCAGAACACCTACGGGGATCTCTCGCCCCGCACGGCCGCGTTCGTCCAGCGTGACCTGCTGATCCGCGCCATGCAGGCGCAGAACATCGAGCGCTACGGCCAGACCAAGACGCTGCCCCAGCGCTCGACGAAGGCCATGGAGTTCCGCCGCTACGAGGCGCTGGAGCTCGCCGACACGCCGCTCGTCGAGGGCGTCACGCCGTCGGGCAAGTCTCTGACCTTCACCGATGTAACTGCGACTCTTGAGCAGTATGGTGATTTCATCCCGATCACGGACGTTGTCGAGGACACGCACGAGGATCCGGTGATCCAGGAGTCGCAGGAGCTGCTGGGCCAGCAGTCCGGCGAGACCAAGGAGAAAACGCACTTCGACGTCATCAAGGCCGGCACCAACGTCTACTACAACAACGGTACCCAGCGGAGCGACGTCAACACCGTGCCGACCAAGGCCGGCGTGCGGGCCGTCGAGCGAACGCTCCTGCGCCAGAACGCCAAGCCCATCACCCGCGCGGTGTCGTCGACGGTGAACTTCGGGACGCAGGCGGTGAACCCGGGCTACATCGCGCTGGTGCACCCCGACGGCCAGAAGGACATCCGCGACATCGAGGGAATTATCGACGTCAAGGATTACGGGTCGGTCCAGCCCGAGCCGAACGAGTTCGGCTCGGTCGGGATGCTGCGGTTCGTGCAGTCGACCATCTACGAGGCCTTCGCCGACGCGGGTGGCGCCGCGTCCACGAACAGCACCATCTCCACCACGGGCACGAGCGCCGACGTCTACCCGATCCTGGTGCTCGGGATGAACGCCTACGGCGTGGTGCCGCTGCGGGGCCGCAACGCCCTGACGCCGATGGTCGTGCAGCCCCGGCCCGCCTCGGGCGATCCGCTCGGCCAGCGAGGCTCGATCGGCTGGAAGGGCATGTGGAAGGCCGTGATCCTGAACGACCTCTTCATGCTGCGCTGGGAGGTCGCGTTCACCGCCTGATCCCGCGATCCGGGTCACGCGCGTAACTGAAACCCTGAAAGCCCCACTCCGGTGGGGCTTTTTCGTGGAGATAGCATCATGACGATCACCGCATCGCAGACCGACGCGAACCAGATGCCGGGTGTGCGCTTCGCCTCCGGTTCGTGGATCAACGACGACACTGTCGCCGCGTTCACCATCAGCCTCGGTTTCCGGCCGCGCTACGTTCGCGTGGTCAACGAGACCTCGCGCGACCAGATGGAGTGGTTCGAGGGCATGACCGATACCCACGGCCTGAAGACGGTCGCGGCAGGTACGCGGACCAAGCCGACGTCGAACGGCATCACGGTGACCGATACCGGCTTCACCATGGGCCTCGACACCGACGTCGTCGTCACCGACGAGCAGATCCGCTGGCAGGCCTGGGGCTGATCCAGGCGGCGGAGTCTCACAACAAGCATGACGTATCCCAGTGAGAGCCCCGCCCGAGCGCGGGGCTTTCCTTTTCCGGAGAGCACGATGACGCGCGAGGAACTGGAGCAGCTGTCAGACGAGCAGTTGAAGGCGCTGGCAGCAGAGCATTTCAAGGTCACAAGCCAGAAGCGGGAGACGCTCGTCGAGCGGCTCGCGGAGATCCCGGAGAAGAATGTGAGTGACGGCGTCAAGGTGATCGGCTCCGCGCCGGCGTCCACGGACAAGCTGGTCCGGATCATCATCCCGGAGCAGGAAGGCGCCTCCGACGGCACCGCGCCGGTGAAGATCGGCCACAACGGGCGGGTCTTCGTGATCCAGCGCGACAAGGAGGTCGAGGTCCCGGAGTACCTGTGCAGCGTGCTCGATGACGCCATCGGCGCGAAGTTCGTGCCGATCGACGGCGCCCGCCCGATGACCCCGGATAACCGCCGCTACGTCCGGTACAAGCGGTTTCCGTACCAGCGCCTGTCATCGTGACCCTCGACGACCTGATCACCGAGGCGCGGATCGTCGCCGACGACCTGCCGCGCACGGGCGTGTCCGTGCCGGTCACCTCGTCGTCGGTGGCGAACCCCTCGGTGATCCAGGCGCCCCGGCACTCGCTGGAGACGGGCCAGCAGGCGACGATCGCCGGGCATTCCGGCTCGACCCCGGACATCAACGCCACCCACGTCGTGACCGTGGTCACGGCCGACACGTTCACGATCCCGGTCAACGTCACCGTCGGCGGCACCGGCGGCACCGTGACGCCGGTCGACGACGGCGAGCTCTGGAGTCAGGCGCGCTGGAAGTCGCTCGCCAACCGCGCCGAGCGCGAGGCCTGCCGCCGCGCCGCCTGCCGCGGCACGCCGCTTCTGATCGAATCCCAGGATGCGAGCGTCATCCGCATCACGTTCGCCACCGGCGCACGGAGCTATCCGCTCCACGCGAAGATCCTGCGCATCCTCGCCAATGTCTACTCGGCCACCGAGAAGCCGTTGACCAGGACCACGCGCTGGCGGCTCGACGTGGACGACCCGACGTGGCTGTCGAAGACCGGCCAGCCGCTTTCGTACTGCACCGACTATCGCACGCGCTACTTGACCCTCGACCGCGAGCCGACAGCGGACGAAAACGGCCACACCATCGACCTCGTCGTGGCTCGGGCGCCGCTCACCGACATGGACTTCGGCGACTCGCCGGAGATCGCCGAGCACCACCACGACTTCCTCGTCGACGGCATGCTGGAGCTCGCCTACCGGCAGGCCGACTCGCAGACCTTCGATCCGGACGCCATGAAACGGCACGCCGCCGAGTTCACCCGCCAGTTCGGCCCGCCGTGCAACCCCGACCACTACTTCCAGAGCGCGCCGGCGCAGGTCCGATGGCTCGAGTTTCTATAAAGCCGCGCCGGGTCGGCGAGGACAAGATCACGCTCGAGCCGGTGGAGGTTCGGGGCTTCCGCGGGGTCAACAACCGCGCCCCGGAGCACCGCCTCGAGATCAACGACCTGGTGCAGGGGGTCAACGTAGACCTCGACGACTCAGGGATGGCCGAGCGCCGCGGCGGCACCACCGAGCGGCTGACTGGCAAGTACCACAGCCTGTGGAACGACGGCCTTTCGTTCGCCCTCGGCGTATCCGGCAGCGCATTGAAAAAGATCACGCGCAATGACGACGGAAGCCTCGCGACGTCCGATCTGCGCACCGACCTGAACCCGAATCCCGTGTCCTACGCCGCGGTCGCCGGCGACGTGTACTACGCGAACGGGCAGATCACGGGCATGGTGCGAGGCGGCAGCCATCGCGCCTGGGGCGTGCCGGTGCCGGCCGTGCAGCCGGCCGTCTCCGTGACCACGGGGGCGCTCTACGCCGGGCGCTACCAGGTGGCGATCACCTTCGTCGACACCGACGGCCGCGAGTCGGGCGCGACGGTGGCGAACAGCGCGGTCCTGTCCACGGTCGGGGGTCTCTCGATCAGCGGCATCCCGACCGGGGGGGCGGACATCGATCAGGTGCGTGTCTACGTGACGCCGCCCAACGGCGAGCGGCTCTACCTCGCGCGCACCGTGTCAAACGGCACGGCGTCGGTGTCGATCACGAGCGGCCTGCATAACACCGTGCCGCTCGTGACGCAGTTCCTGAACGAGCCGCCGGCAGGGACCCTCGTCGCCTATGACAATGGCCGAATCTTCGTCGCCGACGGGCCCTTCGTCTTTTACTCGCTCCCGCACACGTACCACCTGTTCGACTACGAGCACTACTTCCACTTTCCCGGGGACGTCACGTTCATGGTGGCGGTGCCGGGCAGCGGTATCGTCACGTCGTCCGACCGGCTCCGGTTCTTCCCCTCGAATTTCACCGACGCCCAGCAGGTGCCGGTCACGGTGCTCGGCGACTACCGGGCCCTGCCGGGGCAGGGCACCCGCGTCGACGGCCGGCACTTCGGGGCCTCCGGCGAGTGGGCGGCCTTCACGACCGAGCAGGGGGTGTGCGTGATGGCTGGCCGCGAGTTCCGCAACCTCACACATGAACGATTCGCCTTCGGCGGCAACCGCGCCGCGATGATCGCCCGAGAGATGGGCGGATTTTCCCAGCTGCTTTCGATGGTCCGCGACAGCGACAGCACGGGCAACGTGCACGTTTCCGACCAGGCAAGCGCCACCGTGATCCGAAACGGAGTCATCCTATGAACTTCTCCGCACGTGGACGTGTCGAGCTCGCGCGGGCGATCCGCAATGGTCGGTTCGAGCGTACCGAGACGGGAATCTATTTTTCCGCTGCCCATCTGCTGTTTGGCGGCGTCTTCGGCCACGAGGTCATCCGCAACGGCATCTCGCTCGGCCGCCTGGAAGACCCGAACCTGGTCGTCAACGAGGGCCTCGATCATATCCTCGACGTCCTGTTCAAGGGCGGGACGCAGGTCGATCCCTGGTACGTGCTGATCTTCGAGGGCGACTACACGCCGGTCGCCGGCGACACCATGTCAGGCTTCCCGGCGGCGGCGACCGAATCGACGGCATACGACGAGGCGACCCGGCAGGAGTTCGTGGAAAGCGCCATCTCGGGTCAGTCGCTCGACAACACGGCGAGCCGGGCGACGTTCACGATCAACGCGACGAAGACGATCTACGGGGCCGCGCTCGTGTCGAACAGCACGAAGAGCGCGACCGCCGGCACGCTGCTGGCGGGCTCGCGCTTTGCCGCCTCGCGCAATGTCGTCGACAACGACCAGATGCTCATTGACTACACGTTCACGGCGTCGGATGCGTGAGGGGCAACCCGAACCTCCACCGCCCGCTGCACATCGTCGTCCACGGCGACCAGTCCAAAGCGCACCGGTGGATCCAGTGGGCGCGGAACAAGCTGGACCGGTTGCAGGCGGTCCAGTGGCTCGGCACGAAAAGCTATCATCCGCGGCGCGGCATCTTCGTCGTCATCCAGTCCCACGCCGCCGAGAAGAAGATCATCGTCTGGACGTTCGACTGCCGGCTGTACATGGAGTCGGGGGTGCTCGACATGCTCGAGATTGCGCCGCTCAATGAACGGACCTACCGGCCGGCGCAGCTTCTTTTCACGGACACGATCAAGGCCGACCGCGGCGCGAATTACCCGAACGGGCAGCTGGACATCGTCGAGGTCACGCCGGGCACGCTGAAAGCGCAGAACCGTGACGAGGGCCAGTCGAAGGCCCTCGGCTGTAACGAGGAGGACCGCATCGGACAGCTCGTCGTCCGCCACCCGCTGACCGGCAAGGTCAACACGCACGAGGATGCGAGCAAGCCCTGGTGCGAGGGGGGCGAGTTCCTGGACCAGAAACGCTGCCAGGTGCTCTGCCCGGCATCAGTCTTCACCGGGCTCCTGCAGCTGCACGTGCAGGCGATCTACGGGAGCAAGCGGCGGGACTATTTCTCGGCCGGCCAGTTCGGGCTGACGCTGACCGGCATCGAGTGGGCGCCGACCGGCTGGACGCCCTACCAGTTTTCCTGGCGCGCGGCGACCGGGCTTTTCCGCGGGGCGGATTACAGCTACTGGCTGATCGTGCTGGACCTGGACGGCTTCCGGGCGAGGCGCCTGTGGCCGTCGGGCTGCGGCATCCAGCTCCGGCAGTGGCTGATCGCGAACGGGGCGACGCTGCCGGCAGACCGCCGGCGGCAATACGAGGCCTACCTCCTCTCGACCCTCGAGCAGGACGAGTCCGAGGCGCTCGTCAAGCTGCCCAATACCGAGGAGGCGTTTGCGCTCTACGAGCTCGGTAACCCCTGGTACTACGGCGTGCACTGGAACGAGGACGGCTCGGAAGGCCACGCGGTGCTGATCCGGCACAAGCCCGGCGCCTCGTTCGGCGGCGCCGATCACAAGTGGCAGGCGACGCACGCGCGTGTCTCGGTCGGCGAGCACAGTGACAAGAGCCTGACGCTCGCGCAGGGCCGGATTTTCGTCTCCTGGGGCATCGAGGAGGATACCCAGGACTTCACCATGCGAAATAACGGCGATCTGGTCTGGTGGCCGAACCCGCTGGGCGGCATGGAGGCATTTGTCCCCAAGCCCCTGAATACTGGCAATGAGCCTGACATAGACTCCGATGTGCCCATGTACTGCTACTACAACGCCGCGGACCAGCTCAAGGTCACCCGGTTTCGTCGACTTACCGACCCGGAAGGCTACGAAAATGTAGCGCAAGTGGCGCCCGCGCAAGACCCCAACAATTTCTTCATTGGTTGTAACGATGATTACGGCTACCAGGTTCAAGAAAGCGCCAATGACAATGTGACCTATGGCTTCTACGTGGACGATAGCTCCGTTGATTTGCGCCGCAAGGAGCTCGGCGGGTACAACGCATTTTCCAATGAAGCCTACATTACGAGCTCCGGGCCCGTCTCAACATCCACGCCCGGCCCCGGCGGCCCGGGTAATGAGTATTTCGAGTGCCAGGACAGTTTCCCGGGCGGGTCCGAGCAATTAGCGTCCCAGCAGTGGGCCACTCGTGGCGGGCAGTTCAACAGCACCGGCACGTTTGACCTCGAAGTGGAAACGCTCCTGTTGATTCCCTGGTATGACGCCAGTGCCGTTTACCTCGGCAGTCTGGATCGCTGGAACGATGACGTGAGTGGTTTTCAGTTCACATCGGAAGTCAACGCCAGATCCAGGAGGTATTTCGATGCCGGTGGCAACATCATAGTTGAGGGGGTGCAAGCGATTGAGCCGGTGCAGTGGAGCGTACCGTTTCAGGATTTGGACGACGAGAACGACATCCATCAAAGCGCGGGAAATCGGGGAGATAAACTCAATTTTTCGGGAGTTGCCGACATCAAGCGGCTTGTGATTCATATCGCGGGACGATTCGGAGATGTTGAGGCGTATGCTTCACATGGTGGATCGTTTCCGAGCAACTTTTACGTTCCGCAGCCGCTTGTCATTGGCAAGAACATCATAGAACCGGAATCAGGGGAGTTCGGTACTTTTGAGTGGGGCGGATGGAGTGATTTCTTCGATCCACCGAACTTCCTGTTCAACCCGTTCCGGCCGAACTTCTGCGAGATGCGCGAAAGCGTGGACGGTGCATATGTTGCAGATACAAGCCCAGATGGCTCATTGGCGCGAGTGATGGCCGGTTTCGACTACGAAGCGATATCGGTCTATCTAAGTCACGTGGGGCACAGCTGATGTCGCACGCCTATGCCATCGAGGCGGCCAAGGACGCGCCCGTGCTTTGCTGGCGCCTGCACGAGACGACCGGAACGAACGCCGAGGACATCTCCGGCAACGGCAACGACGGCACCTACTCGGGCTCGCCCACCCTCGACAAGACCGGAATGCTCGCGACCATCTCCTCGCTCGGCGAGACCTCGCGAGCTGTCGGTTTTGATGGCTCCGACGACAAGGTTAAGCTGGCCTCGGCGGCCGTCACCGCCTACCCCGCCACGATAGTTGCCACGGTCAAGGCCGACGCCGTGACGAACGCTACGGACTTCGGCGTGATCTCGATCGCCGACGAGGCTTCCGACAACGAGTCGGTTGTCGTATCGCTGCGCGGCAACGGCTCCAATGTCCGCGCCCAATGCAACGTGCGAACGGGCGGCGCCGACCAGATCGTTTCTGGCTCCTACGACATTGCAGTCGACACGTTCGTCGAGGTCGCGGTGCGGCTCGTCTCCGCCACCGACCGCAAAATCTACGTCAACGGTCTCAGCGTCGGCACCGACACGACGAGCACCACCTTTCCGTCGGGGCTCGACAACACCACGGTCGGCGCGCTCGAAGGGGCGACCGTCACGTTCCATTCAGGCGATGTGGCCGAAGTGCGGATCTACGATTCCGACATCGGCGAGGATCGTATTCGCGCCCAGTACAGCGTGGGCCAGGCCGACCAGTGGTACGAGCGGGTCGTGCTGCGCAATGACCCGGCGATGTTCTGCCGATTGAACGAAACGGGCGGAACGACAGCCGATGATCTCACCGTGCACGGAAATGATCTCACGTACTCGGGCGGGATCACTCTCGACCAGGGAACGGCGATTGCGGACGACACCGATGCTTCCTCGATCATCCATGACGGAGTCGACGGCATCGCCAGTCGTGAAGACGCGGTCGTCACAAGCTATCCGTTCACAATGGAGGGGTGGCTTCGTCGCGCATCCGGCGATACCGGCGCTAGAACAGGCCTCGTCGCGATGTCCGATAATAGCGATAATTTCGACAGCATTTACATCACGCTGAATGAGTCCAACGGCAAGGCACAGGCCCGGGTGCAAAATGACGGCACCGGGGACGACGCGCTTCTCACGGGCACAACGACGATCTCGGTTGACACGTTCTATTACGTTGCCCTGGTAGCTGTCAGCTCTACGGACTTCAAGTTGTACGTGAACGGGGTGCTGGAAGATACGTTCACTACCACCACGATCATCACTCCTGTTGACAAAACTGCCGTTGGTGCACGCTACAACTCACCCATCGACTACGAATCGGGACAGGTTGGCGATGCGGCGATCTACCCTTCGGCGCTCTCGCCCGAGGAAATCTACGCGCACTACCAAGTCGGCATCACCAGCTCGCGCTACGCGCGCCAGGTGCACAGCGACAAGCCCGCGGGTTACTGGCGCCTCGGCGAGCCTTCCGGGACGACCGCCGCCGACGAGTCGAGAAATGGAAACGACCTAGCGCTCAACGGCACTCCGACGCTCGGGGCGTCGGGCGCACTGACCAGTGACGACGACACGGCCATCACGTTCGACGGCACCGACGACGAAGCCTTCGTGGCGGCGGTGCCGGTGTCGGACTATCCGTTCACGCTCGAAATACTGGCGAAGACGCCGGCGTCGACGGCCAACGACACGACCTACATCCCGTTCGGATTTTACGACCAGGGAATCAACGACGAGCATATGGGCGTGGAGCTCCACCAGGACGGCTCCGGCAACATCGTGCACCGGACCCGGGCGCATTCGAATGCCGAAGGCGAGGACATCCTGGCGGGCACCACGGTGCTGAGTGCGAATACCTTCGCGCATCTCGTCTCGGTCTTCGCTGGCGCCGCCGACCGGCGTCAGTACACCGACGGCGAACCGGACGGCACCGATACAACGTCGATCGCGTTCGACGCGGGCTTCGACGAATTGGCCATTGGCGTCCGGGACCGGGCGACGGCGACATTCTTCGCCGGCACGGCCGACGAGGCGGCAATCTATGATTACGCGCTGACGCTCGCGCAGGTCCGCGCCCACAACACAATAATTGCCGCGAGCAGCGGAACCACCTACATCAAGTCGCTGTCCGACACGCTCGGCATGGACGACACGCTGATACTTGCCCTTGCGTCGGTGCTGTCCGACGGCTTCGGCTTTTCGGAGACGATCCGCGTATCGTGGCTCAAGCAGGTGGCGGTGACCCTCGGCCTGGACGATGCGCTGGATGACGTACTGAAGGCCTTCGGCGGGCTTTCCGATGCGCTCGGCCTGGACGACGCCCCCGGCGACCGGCTCATTGCGCTCGAGGACCTGGCGGATTCGCTCGGCCTCGATGACGCCGTCAGCCCGCTCGCGAAGCTGATCGCTCGGCTCGCCGAGTCCATCTCGTTCCTCGTCACAATCACGCTCGGCGGTGAGACCTACCTCGGCGTGGCGGTGAATCCGCGCACGCAGGCCGTGACCACGTACACGGGCTGGAACTTCAACAGCTTCTGCGAGCTGGACGGCGTCTACCTCGGCGCCTCGGACGACGGCGTCTTCGAGCTCGCGGGCGCCGACGACGACGGCACGGACATCGACGCGGTGATCGAGCTGGCGGTGACCCGGCTCGGGTCGAACGAGTTGAAGCGCCTGCCGGAGATGTACCTGCACATGCAGAACGACGGCCCGGTCGTGGTGCAGGTGATCCATACCGAGGACGACGGCAGCCGGAAGGAAAACTGGTACGAGGTGCGCGAGACCTCGAGTGCGCTCAAGACGAAGCGCGTGAAGATGAAGAAGGGCGAGCGCTCGATCGACTGGGGCGCCAGGATCCGGAACCAGGGCGGCGGCACCCTCATCCTGGATGCCGCGACGCTCGTGCCCTTTGAGATCTCCCGGAGGCTGCGATGACCGCCGAGGCGACCGTCAACCAGATCATCAACGACCAGCTCGCCACGGCCGAGGCCTGGAAGCAGGAGGCGCAGTCCGCCGCCGACGACGCCTTCAATTCCGCCTCGGCGCTGACGACCCCGTCGGCGCCGCCGTCGATCGGCTCGACTACCGCCGCGCTTCCCGACGAGCCGTCGGTCGATCTCGGCGACCTGTTCGATTCCGAAGCGAAGGCGAAGCAGGACGAGATCGAGGCGATGGTCGGCACCGAGCTCGCCAGCTTCCTGAACACCTACTTTCCCTGCGGGTTTGTCGGTCTCGGCACCACGATCTGCAACTACATCGAGTCAAGCATCTTGAATGGTGGCACGGGTCTGCCGGCGGCGGTGGAGGCGGCGATCTGGGACCGCGGGCGCAACCGCGAGCACCGTCTCTCGGAGCGGCTGTCCGCCGAAGTGGCGAACGTGCCGGCCTCGCTCGGCTGGCCCACGGCCCAGGGCGCGACGCTGCAGCGCCAGCGCATGGCAGCCCAGGACGAGGTCAACCGCGACTCGACGCTCTCCCGCGAGGTCATGATCGAGCAGGCCCGCCTGGAGCAGCGGAACATCCACTTCTGCGTCCAGCAGGGGATCGGTCTGTGGCTCGGCGTGATGCAGGCGGCGCAGACATTCGTGGAGATGAAGCTCAGGACCTACGTCATGGGCGTGCAGCATGCCGATGCGCTGCGGGTGGCGACGCAGAACTTCTACGCACAGAGCCTTCAGTTCTTCGAGGCGCAGGAGAATTTCGACCAGCTGACGCTGCGCTATGACGCGGCAAAGGTCGAGCGTGACCTCGACACCTCGCGGCTGTCGGCCGACATCATCCACAAGCAGGCCTCGCGCAAGACGGAGGCCGCGATGGCGAAGGCCCGGATGCTGGGCGACGGCGCGGCCTCGGCGCTGTCGACGCTCAACACCATGACGAGCCTCATCAACGAGACGGTCCAGGAGTCTGCCTGATGCCCCGCTTCGACGACCTCGATCTCCGGCGCCGGATCCGCGGCGTCACCCGGGCGGCGCTGCCGCCGACCGGCCGGCAGGACGTGCAGGGCGTCGCCGTGCGCGGCGCCGATGGTTTGCAGCGCACGGTCCAGCCGAAGGACTTCCCTCGCGGCAACACCATCGCGCCCCGGGACGTGGGGCTAAGGCAGCCCGCGCAATCCTCGCCTCGCTTCTCGCAGACCGAGCGGCCCCTGGTCCGCACCCGGGCAAGCACCGCGGAGAATGCCGACATCGCCGGCCGGCTCGGCCGATTCCGAAACGCCGCGAACCGCGAGGAGCTCGCCCGCGGCAGCCTGCCGGGCGGCGCGACGCTGGGCCTGACGCGCCCGCAGGGCGACCCCCTGTCGATGCGCCGGGCCGAGCTGCAGCGGGAGATCGACCAGGTTGACCTCTCCGGCGACCAGTCCATCCCGAGCCTTGTGGCCAATGCCGCGCGCCGGCGGAGGTTGCTGGGCCAGACGGAGCGGCTCGACGAGCTGGAGGATCAGCGCTTCGAGGCGACGCAGACGCAGCTCGCCGGCGATCGTGAGTTCCAGCGCGAGGCACAGCTCGAGATCCTGAAATCCGGTCTGGAGCGACCCGACAGCGAGTTCGCGGAGTTCGTGGATCCCGACACGGGCGTCACCCAGCGCTTCCGTGTCGATCCGGTGACGGGCGAGCCGATCGGGGGGCCGCTGGGCGTGACGGACGTCCCGGACGCGGACGCAGGCGATGCCGGCGGCTTCAAGGCCAACGAGGCGGCGAAGATCCAGCTGCTGCGCGGCGGTGTCGCGGCCCTGAACGACGCGAAGGCCGTGCTTTTCGACGAGCAGGGCAAGATCAACCGGAGCGCCGTCTTCGGCTCGCAGGGCTTCCTCGGCATCGGCGGCACGCCGGGCAGCGCCGGCCGCACTATGCGCCAGGGTATTCTGGAGGCCGTCGAGGCGAAGCTCCGCGCGGAGTCGGGCGCCGCGGTGCCGCAGACGGAGGTCCAGCGGGCCGCGGAGCGGTTCTTCCCGTCGCCGGCGGATTCCGACGAGGCCATCCGGCTCAAGGTCCAGCGGCTCGAGAAGTTTCTGCGGGGCACGCTCGAGCTGATCGATCCCACGGGCCAGCGCGTGGGCCTGCGGCGTCCCGAAGGCGCCCAGGGCGCCACCGAGCTGACCTTCGATCCTGACACCGGGGAGTTCCGCTGATGCCGGTCGTCAACGTCAAGGGCGTGGGTCGCGTCACGTTCCCCGACTCCATGAGCCGGGACGAGATCAAGACCACGCTCCAGCAGCGCTTCGGCGGCGGCGTCAGGACGCCGCAGGAGGCGCAGGGGCTCGTGCGCTCCCGGATCCGGGCCGGCGGCCGCCTCACCCCCGAGGAAGTCCGTAGCGCCTCGCAGGCGCTGCCACAGGGGGAGAGGCCGGACGACGATCTGAACACGCTGGAGCGGTTCAACGTGGGCCTCGGCTCCGGGTTGCAGCGCGTCGGCGAGGGGCTCGCCCAGGCAGGCCTGGAGGCCGGCGAGGCGGTAGGCCTCGTCCGCCCCGGCCGGGCCCGGCGGTTCACCGAGGGCGTGCAGCGGGAGCGGGAGACGTTCAACCGTTTCCGGCCCGAGGGGGCGGCCGACGACATCGGGGAGGTCGTGGGCGAGTCCCTGCCGTTCCTGGTGGTGCCGGGCGGGCAGGCGCTGGCCGGGGGCCGTCTCGCAGCCACGGCGACCGGCAGAGCGGGCCTGGCGGCGGCTGAGGGCGGGATCATCGGAGGCCTCCAGTTCCGCCGCGAGAGCGAAAGCCGACTCGGGAATGTCGGGCTGGGGGCTGCCGGCGGCGCGGGCGGGTCGCTGGCGCTGAGTGGCGCGGCCCGGGGCGTGAACGCGCTGAGTGGCGGATTGAGGCGCCCTGCGGATCGTGAGCTGACACGCCTGTCGCGGGAGTTCGATGTGCCCGTTTCCGCGGGAGACGTGAGGCAGGGGATGACGTTGCGCACGGAACAGATGCTGGAGCGTGTCCCGATTGT